GCCAAATTAAACCTATATAACTCGTCAATTGGAAGGGGCAGGGGTCATAACTTCCTGAGGCACCCCCTTATGCAAAAGGGAGGTCGACAACTCTGTCCAACACATATACAACTCATACAAGCGTACATAGGGGATTGTTGCTGCTATCCGGGCTCGATAATATTCATGTAAAACAAGTTGCGACAATTTGTTTGTTTTATCACCTCGTGTCCTATGTGTAATAGCAACACGCTCGTCAAATGGTGTGTCAAGAATGCATGATGTATCAGATCGAACTGCTTTTGCAAGTTCGACACTCGTATGACATTCAATGATATAAACGCGATGATCCATTTTTGCAAGGAGTGTGGTCATATAGTTGGCTAATCCATAAACTTCATCACTTAGTGTGGTTATGTAGAATTTGGTGAATGGCTCGTAAATTTTATTACTGCGTTGAGTTATTGATAAATTAACAAATTGATCGTATGTAGTTATCTTAGCATCATTTAAGATTTTCTGCATAACTAGCTCATGGAAAATGGGTGAATTATTGTCTTGCTGTTTATATTCGTTGTAGATATGATCATCTATAAATGATTGAGTGATCTCTGTGATTGTACCGGTGCTGGTTATAGCATATGCGAGCCAGCGACCATATGCGTCGGAATCGATATGACAAATCGTCCAAGGAATGGTTGTTTGCATAAATGTAATGGCACGTTGTAATCCAGCTGTTTTACCACTACCCTTTGTTCCAATTACTCCTAGGATTGCGGTCAACTGGTGGTTGTTTTGAATGTGATGTGAAAATTTTGTAATAACTGTCAATGCACTATCACGACATTGTGGTGGTGGATAAGGCTGTAATTTTGTTGGGCTATATGCAGTAATAGTTGTCAGTAGTGGAGCGGATGAAATGATATCTATTCGTTGTGTTGTGTCTTGGTGTGGTGCAGTATAACTATAGTCATATAATAATTCAATTAATCTTTTTCCGCGAATGTATTCTTTGGCATCATGCAAGTGTTTTGTACTTACAAATAGAATTGGGAGTGAATTATCTCGTGATAAAGTGATTAAGGTGCCAGATGGCTGATATTTGATATGTCTTTTCACTTGTATTGATTGACGTGCTGTGAGATTGGTATCGATATAGATAAAACGGGTCGTTGGTTTTGGTGTGTATGCATCAGTTAAATGACTCGCATAGTAAGGCGCTAGATAGAAATTTGCAATATATGGATCAGCATAGTTTGGGAATCCATTAACTAAACTACATGTGTAAATCGGGAGATATGGCATTAATGCTCTCATATATGGTTGAATAGCACAGTGATATTCATGATAACCAAGATGAATGAAGATAAGACCTGTTGTAATTTGAGTACGTATGTCGGCCAGGTGGTTAACATCCTTTTGAAATTGATCCAATTCTTCTTGCGTTGCATCATTTGATAGTTTATCATCAACTGAGAAAATATAAGTCTGTTTTGCAGAAGATGTGTTCCTGATGCGTTTACTCTTGAGTTTATGAACTGCCTGTCGATATCGTTCTCCACTTTGCAATGTACGTGCAATTTGGCGTGGATCGATATAGGCGTCGAGCCGCCCATAGATTTTACGTAAGACTTGATGTATGTGTGTTGTGATTCGATGTGGGTATAGTGTGATTACATGGTTTGTTGGTAGGTTGACTGTTTTATGCTGCGTGTGAATGTTCGAATAACGCTGCTGTATAGTTATGGTTTCAGAAATTTTGGACTTTTTGAACAATCCTTTTTGTTTCCGTATGTGTTGTGTTGTACTGTCCTCGGTGTCGAGTAACTCCATATAGGTTTTTCCT